GCCGGAGTTTGAGCAGATTTTTCAGCAGTTCAATAACGACTTTGCATCCAACTGGGAACGCACCAATATGGACAAGAACGGCGGCAAGGCCGTGAAAGTCGGTGCTATAGAGGGCGATTCCTACACCTATTTCGGTGACGAGAAGATGGAGAACGCTGACATACTCGGAGAAGCAGAGATACTGTTTGGTGACGAACAGTGTCAGGAGATACAAGACCAGCCGTATATCATCATTCGTGAAAGACTTCTTGTAAATGAAATCAGAAAGATAGCAGCAGACAACGGCCTTGACGAAACAGAGATAGATGCGATCCGTCCTGACAGCGACACTGACTATCTTGTAGGCAATAAAGACGATGTAGACGAGAACTCAAAAGCTACATGTATCGTTTATTACGAGAAGATAGACGGAGTCGTCCACATGGCAAGAGCATGTAAAGGCTGTGAGTTCGTACCGCTCCACCCTGTTAAATACATGCGGAGAAACGCAGAAGGCTTTGAATATGCCGGACAAGGGCTTGGGATGTATCCGCTTGTTCAGTTCAGATGGGAAGATCAGCCGAACGATGCAAGAGGCGTATCAGAAGTCAGGGCGCATATTCCAAATCAAATCAAGGAAAATCAGGTGCTTGCACAGAGAGCAATCGCAGTAGCGCAAGCCGCTTATCCGAAGATGGCATACGATTCGACTATGGTACAGAACCCCGAAGCACTTGACACAGTAGGCGGAATAATCGAAGTAACAAGCGGCGGAGTGCAGAGAGTAAATGACATGGTTGGATATCTTAACCCTGCCACTATCTCAAACGACTCACAACAGCTTGCCAACGATTTGAGAGAAGTCACAAGAGAGCTTGCAGGCGCATCTGAAACCACCCTCGGCCAGATAGACCCGACAAGGGTAGCTGCCAGTGCCATTGAAGCACTCAAGACTTCAAGTGCTGTCAACGTATCAGATCAGATACAGAAATTCAGACAGTATGTAGAAGACGTAGCGAGATTATGGCTGCCGTTACAGATTGTTTACAATCCCGGCGGAGTCGAGGAAAAGCTGAACGGCATCACACTGGAACAGTTCGAGAAACTTAAACCCGATATAAGGGTAGACGTTTCACCCGACACACCGTGGAGCAAGGAAGCAAGACAGCAAGCGGCTGACAAGCTACTTGAGGAAGGGCAGATAACCCTTGAGGAATACACGATGCTTCTTGCAGACAACTCACCTGTGCCGAAGAAAGAACTACAGGCAATAGTCGAGCAGAGAAAACTGCTTGCAGAACAGCAGGCACAGATGATGGCGGAACAGCAAGCAATGATGCCGCCGGAACAAGAGCCAATACCGCAGTAATGCGTTAATGGAGCAAGGCATAAGCCTTGTTTTTTTATACACAGAAAAAGGAGACATACATGGAGTTTAACGAAACAAACAACAGCGTGGACATGTCGGAAGTCGCTGACCCGACCGAAACTCAAGGCGCAGAAGAGCAGGAAGTCGCCGAACCTGCCGAAGAGGTTGTTGACGAACAACATGACGAGACGGAAGACACCGAAAACAACGAACCCGAAGAGGGCGAAGAAGTTGCTGACGAGCAAGACAAATCTGACAAAGCGTTTGCCGCACAAAGACGGAGAATAGCAGAGCTTGAAAAGGAACTCGAAAAGCGAGATCAGGAAGCCGCTGACGCACAGCGTGAAGCGGAGAAAAACGAACAGCTCCGCAACGTAATCGACTTTGCAAAGGAACAAGGCTACACCGAACAGGAAATCAACGACTTGATAGAAGACGTGAGGGCCGACCAAGAAGCAGAGGACGAGCGTATCAAGCTACAGTCCGAAAAGGAACAGCTTGAAGATGAAGTACTCCGCCTGCAAGTAGAGCAGATGATGACCGAAGATTTGAAAGCACTACAGAGAATAGACCCCGACTTAACAGACCTTGACACATTGGGCGAGGAATTTTTCGCACTCCGCTCAAGTGGCATCGAGCCTGTAAGAGCCTATCACATGATTAAAACTGCCGACGAAGCCACCAAACCTAAAGGGGCATACGCACCGGGCAGAATCAACAAGGCCGTACAGGAGAACGAGTACTACACCGACGAAGAGTTGAGCAACATGTCGGTAGAAGAAGCAAAGGCAAACTGGGAGAAAGTCGAAAGGTCTATGAACAAACTTTATGGATAAAGGAGTGAAAAGACACTATGGCTTATCAGAATTTTAAGGAAAATGTATGGGCAGCCGGAATCGAAAAGGGTCTTGAAAGAGAATATAAATTCGTATCGGACTGCACAAGAAAGTATGAAGGTGTCGTTAAGAAACTGGGCGACACAGTAACAATCAAAGGCGCTGGCGAAGTAACAGTAGCAACAGGTGACGATGGAGTACTGCCGTCCTTCGGAGACCCCGAAACGATCACAGGAACAAACGCAATCATGTCCATCAAGCACTGGGCAAAATTCAGTTTCCTCGTAGACGACATCGACTCCGCACAGGGAGCAGAAGGCGCAATCGCAGTTTACACTGACAAAGCAAGAAAGGGCATTGCCAATGCACACGATCAGCTCGTAGCAAGCATGGCGGCAGACCCCCTCGCAGTATTCGATAACTCTTCTGCCGTTCAGATCACAGCAAACAACGTGCTTGAGACCATCGACAATGGTATTCAGAAACTTTGGGAGAACGATGTACCGCAGAACGAAAGACTCATTCTGACAGTATCACCGAGATTCTACATGATTCTGAAACAGAAATACATGGCACTCGATACAGACAACAGCGAAATGATTAAGCGTGGCGCAGTCGCTATGTACGGCAATGTTGACATCAAACTGTCCAACAACGTCTACACAACAAACAGCGGCGCACAGGACAAAATCATGCTGAGGACAACGAACGCTATCGCTTTTGCAAATCCGAGAACAAAAGTTGAGCCGTACAGACCTGACAAGTTTATGGGCGATGCTGTAAGAGGCATGTCACTGTATGACGCTAAACTTATCGCTCCGAAAGAGATGATCGTTCTCAACTGCAAATATGCTTAATGGAGGTGATAGAAGATGGCTAAAACAGGAACAGCAGTAGCAGCTGCACAGCTCGTTAGATCAAACGTAGGCATCAAAGAGTCTACACAGTCAGTTGCGGCAACAGCCGCATCGTATAACATTCCGGCCAGCGGCAAAAACCTGCTTATCGGATTTATTCCGACAGCCGCAGGAAGCTTTACAATCAAGGCAGGCACAGGCATAGCCGCAACAAAAGACCTTACATGGGCGATTACCGCAAGCAAAATCAACTGGATCGAGCTTGACACATCAGCCTATGCAAAAGTCAAAGGATCAGACGGAGACGATAAGGGAGATATTATCCTTACCGCAGACGGCACTGTAGCCGGAACACTTTTCGCAGTAAGCGCACTGTAGGAATTAAGGGGGTGGGGTAAATCCTCGCCCCCTTTTTTTATAGGAGAAAATCATGACTTACGGAGAATTAAAACAGAGAATGACTGACTTTGGGTTTGAAGATTCAACATATCTGGCAGACCCTACAGCGATGTCAGAGTTTATATCGTCGATCAACCAAGCGAGACAGACCATATCACAGGTTTTCCCGACAAAAGGAAGATATGACTTCGTTCAGGACGGCACACAAACAGGTCTGCACAGAATAGACATGAAGAACAAGACCGACAATGAAGGCGACATAGAGTTCGCTGGCACATTTGACAGCATGGATTCAATGCAGATGATAATTGACGGCCAAGTGTATCCATTCAGCGACTACACGCTTGAACAGGGATATATAGTTGTTCTGAATTACGCAGTCATAGGCACGTTCTCGATATTCTTTGAGAAAGGGATTTCCTTAATAGACCTTACCACGCCAGATGATTTCGACATTGAAATAGATCAAGAAGCAGAGCATCTCGTACCGCTTCTTGCGAGCTACCACGCATGGCTTGACGATGATCCAGAGAAAGCAACTTTGTATTACAACGAGTACGAGCAGGAAAGAAATATCTTGCAGGCAAAGTGGGAAGAAAGAAAAACTAAACCTAAAGCAAGGATAGTAGGTGGTATAAGATGGCATTAAAAGTACCAAAATCGCCAACAACAAGAACGATAACATATAACGACTTAAAGGGCGTTGACTTCTCGCAGGACGCAAGTTTAGTAGACAGACGGCACTCACCCGATATGCTGAATATGATCTCGGACGAGGGCGGTAATCCTGTGAAGCGCAAAGGCTGGGAAGTGTTAAAGACCATAGAAGACTTTAATCATGGAAATGATAACAGAATAAACAATTTATGGTCTTATTCAATGAACGGTACGGACTATCTTCTTGTCGAAACAGATTACGAAAACGACCACGGGTATCACACTTATTATATTTATCTTGTCACGTTAGCAAGCGATGGCACAGTTTCGTCCGTCACGTATAAGGACTTGGGGTCTTACCCAGTGAGCTGCGCGTTTTATTACAAAACAAGCGACAAGGAATATTTTTATCTCTTTGATTCGTATGGAATACGAGAAATAAACAGCAACGGCAATCTTTCATATATAGATATGTACGAGCCGACCATAATAATAGCACGACCGCCCAACGGAGAGGGCGGCACGCCGTATGAAGGGATAAATCTGTTATCTGAATTTGTTAAAGAGAAGTTTATCGTAACAGGCAGTTCTGCAAGCACGTTTGTATTGTCAAAAGAAGCTAAAAAGTATCATGCAAGTTTATATGACGATTATCATATAAAAATACAGACTCTGCAAGCTGACGGAACATGGCAAGACTATGAAGGCACGATTACGGTAGGAGCTGACAAAAAAACAATCACTGTTAATACTCCTATACCTGTAACACCTTCCGTTGGAACTGACAATGTAATAATCAGATACAAATGCAGAGAAGTGGAATATCAGCCTATTTTGAAATGCACTAACTACGCATTTTTCTCACAAGGCACATCAGACCATGTATTCTTAACAGGTTCTGCTGACGAGAAAAATACAGCATGGTATTCAGCAGTTGGAGATCCCACGTACTTCCCCGACACAAACTATCTGTATTTCGGTTCTGATGAGGGCGAGTGTATGGGTTTCCTGCCAGTACAAGGCGAACTTGCATTGTTAAAACCCGACCCGAAAATCGGAACTGCGTCAATATATCTGATATACGATACATCAATATCATCAACGGCTGTATCATCAACAGCGTCGGGCGAGACAACGACCACGACAGAGCAGATACACACTTATGCCGTAAAGCGTGTGGCAACGGCGGTAGGAGCAGTTTCAAAAGACGGTTTCGGAATACTTGGTGACGAGCCTTTGTTCCTCTCAAAGAAAGGGCTGTACGGAATAACATCACTCAACGCAACAGCAGATAAGGCGGTCACTAACAGGAGCAGAAGTGCAGATGGCAAAATGACGGCAGAGGACTTGACGGAAGCACAGGTAATAACTCACAACAATTATCTGTACGTCTTTGCCAATAACCATGTGTACGTGTTTGACGGACGCAACAAGACGGCAGACAGAAAGAACAACACGCCATATTTCTACGAAGCTTATTACTGGGATAACGTTCCTGCAAAGAAAGCATGCGTAGTAAACGACAATCTGTACTTCATCAATGACAATCAGCTGTGCCGTTTCAAAAACAGAGGAGAACTAACAGACTACTCTGACGGAAGCACGATAGTCAACGGAGCGGTAACAGGCGGAGCGCCCATCGTAGCGAGGTGGAGTACACCCAACGATGATGACGGTATGCCGCAGTATTTCAAGACCATGCAGAAAAAAGGGTCTATGTTAACTATCGCTCCGTATGAGTACACAAGTGTCGATGTATGGGCGATACCTGACGGAAGCGCACCACTTAACGGAGATACCACCAACAAATACTACATAGGCAAATTCATAGCCGGATTATTCAACTTTGCAAATATAGATTTTTCAAAATTCTTATTTGATGGCAGAAACGGCCCGAAAGACTACTTCTTCCAGAAGAAACGCAAGAAATATATCCGTTTACAGTTAATGCTCGAAAACAGCGGAATGGACGAACCGTTCGGAATATACAGTCTGACAAAGACCTATGTTACTACAAGATACGCTAAAGGCCGGTAAGAAAGGAGAGAGAAAATGAGTTCAGCAGAATCCAGTAAAATCACAACTGCGGAAGTCCAGGCGACATACGTTCAGAGAAATCCCGACGTCCTTACTGGCACAGCGCAGGATAACAAGAAAGTATTCGATGCACTTCCGCTAATGATAGTCGATAAACACAACGAGCTTGCAGCAGTAGTTGCGACAATCACATCGGGCGAGGCACCATCGGCAGAAGAGGTCATGGACGCAAGACGAGGGGTAGACGATACGATTTACGAATCATTAGGTAACGCTATCAGAGGTCAGGCAAGTGCCTTGCAGGGCGAGATTGACGATATTGAGACCGTCATAGGCACTATCGTCAATCCCATCACAGCAAGCGAAATAACAGAGATAGTAAATGGGGTGGGTGCATGAGAAGAATAAAGAGAAAGAACCCCAAGAAGGGGAAAATGATGTATAAGCCATATTTTTTAGAAAAGAGAAAGATTGCAAGAACGCAATGCGAAGACAGGCGAGACACACTAAAAGAAAGGAGCGTTGGCGATGGCGGAGAAGCCGAAAATAAAGAAGAAGCTGAGCAAATATAATCAGCAGTCAAGAAACGGAAACAGTATCAAGTATATCGTTATCCACTATGTAGGCGAAGTAAGTTCGGCAAAGAATAACTGCATTTATTTTGCAGGTGGCGACAGGAGAGCGTCTGCACATTTCTTTGTAGATAAAAAGATATGGCAGAGCATACCACTCGAAAAAGCCGCCTGGCATTGTGGGGGCGGTCTTCAAGACACAGGCGCTCGCTTTGTAGAAGGTAATGCCGGAGCAACACTTCATTACAAGTGTACGAATAACAACAGTATCGGCATCGAACTTTGTTGCACGAAAAAGAACGGTCAAATCGTTCCGAGTGACACAGCAATCAAAACAGCCGTGCCGCTTGTCAGATGGCTTATGGAAAAATATGATGTGCCTGCTTCAAGAGTTGTCAGACATTTTGACGTAACAGGAAAGCATTGCCCGAACGGATATATCAACAAGACAAAATGGGCAGAACTGCATAAGATCCTAACAGGCAAAAAGACACCAAAACCAAAGCCGTATCCAACTGTAACGCTGCAAAAAGGCTATACAGGCGAACAGGTAAAACTCTTGCAGAACTGCCTGAACAAACTGATTAATGCAAATCTGAATGTTGATGGAAGTTTCGGGCCTGCTACATTCAAAGCTGTTAAAGCGTTTCAGAAGAAACACAAACTTGAAGTTGACGGAAGCGTAGGCCCGAAGACACGTAAGAAGATAAAGGAGCTGATGCCATGAGTGACACAATAATAATAGCGATCCTCAGCTTGTGCGGAACGTGTTTCGGGTCGATAGCCGGAATCATGACTGCCAACAAGCTGACGAATTACCGCATAGGCGAGCTTGAAAAGAAAGTAGACAAGCATAACAACGTTATCGAGCGTGTCACAATACTCGAACAGAACGATAAAGCACAGTGGGCATGGATAGATAAATTCAAAGAATATCACGAAGGAGAATGACATGGGATTTATAACAGAATACTACATACCGTTAGTTTTAGTGGCATGTCTTGTAGTCGGCTATTTGATGAAGAATTTTATGCCGTCCGATAATAAGTGGATTCCGCTTACAGTAACTATTCTCGGAGCGGTACTCGGCTGTATAGCGACTAAAGGCATAACGCTTGAGGCAATCGTAGCAGGTGCGGTATCAGGCCTTGCAAGTACTGGACTGCATCAGCTCTTTAAGCAGTTTATCGACAATGGTTCGATTATCAAAGGTGGTGACAAGTAATGGCTAAAAACCCTTATGCGAAGTACGGCTTGCAGACTCCTGAACAGATAAAAGCACAGGACGCAGCCGCAAGGAAAGCATACGAAACAAATCTGCGGAATCAAGCGGCACAGCAAACCGCCGCCAATAATCAGGCATTTGATAAACAGCAGAATGCTAACTACATCAACTACATGATGGCGCAGAAAGCAATGCCGGAGCAGATGGCGAGAATGGGTCTTACAGGCGGAGCTACAGAAAGCTCTATTGTGAGAATGAACACTAACTACGCTAACACGCGTGGCAATACCGAAGCGCAGAGAAATACCGCCAACACAGGTATAACAACACAACTGAATAATACTCTTGCAAACTACAAATTACAGCAAGATCAGCTACTAAATGACAAACTGGCACAGAATCAGAGCAATCTGTATCAGAGAAAAATAGATGCCAAGGAACGTACTTATCAGAGAAAACAGCATAAAGACGAAACAGCTTATGCGAGAATGTCAGATAGAGTCGGCAGATACGGCACTGTAAAAGACATCAACAAGCGTATCAAAGAGATAAATAAGGCACTCAAGAAAAAGAAGACTTCAAAGGCAAAGAAAGCATCGCTGAGACGTGAAAAATCGCTCTTGAAAGCACAGAGAAGTTATGTCAAAGGCAATAAGAAATAGGTGATATTATGCCAATAGGAAGAACCTATCAAAAAGAACGAAAGAAGAAAAAATACACACAGCCTCTTACCAAAAAGACCAAAGAGCGTGTCAAGACTGAGAAACCAAAGAAGCCGTCAAGGGAAGTCTTGAACAACAGCTTAGGCGGCAGAGCCGGACAGAAAACCGAGAGGAAGATCGAAAGGTCAAGCAAGCCGAGCAAGCCGAGCAAGCCGAGTAAGCCTAAAACCAACATGAACGTAGGCGGAAGCCGCATAGGGTACACCAAGTATAAACCTGTCGAATATAAAGGCTCTACCATCAAACTGACCGACCGTGAAAAAGGCTTAAAGCAGAAATACGAGCAGGCAGGCAGAGTGGGTCTGAACACAGGCGGTAAAGACTTCTTAAAGGCGGTAAAGTCAGGTGTATATTCTGGCAACACTACCGACAAGGAAAAAGCCAACGTTGCCAAAAGCATACAAGAAGACTATATCAAGAAGAACAAGGGCAATCCGTTTATCGCAGGTGCTACCAAATCTGACGTATTCACCAAAGCCAAAACAAAAGCGATAACTGGCAAAGATATAGACTTATCCCCGATCACTAAGTCTGACGCATACAAGAAAGGCGATGTAGCACAGGAAGTAGCGTCCTATTTTGTCGCCCCTACAGATGCAGTCGGAGCGAAGATAGGTGAGAAGTTAGTTACTCATGCCGTTAAGAAAGCACTCAAGAAAGAGGGTACAAAGGCCGCAGAAAAGTTAGCCTCAAAGGGTGTAAAGGAAGCGGTGAAGAAGATAGGTGGTGAAGGCATAGCCAAAGCATCTACAAAGAAAGCCAACAAGAAGCTGATTGCAGAAGCCACTAAAGAGATAAAGGACAAAGTAACAAAGAAAGCTGTAAAAGAAGCTGGCGAGAAAGTAGTTGAATCCAAAGTTAAAAAACAGCTTGCAAGGCGAGGCGGTGACGTTATAGCTAATGCTCCGCTTAATGCCAAATATGCCGTAGATCATTCAACTGACGAAAAAGGCAAAGTCAACGTTAAAGAAGCGGTAAAAGACTTTGCACTCAACACTGGCCTTGACTTTGGGATAGGTGGCGGCATCGACAGTATCACTGGCAAAGTCAGAAAATCTAAAGCGCTCAAAAGAGAGACAGTTGCCAAGTACTCAAAGAATATCAAAGGCGGTATCACACGTTCAAGAAACGAACTGAAAAAAGCCGCCGAGAAACGTGCCGCAGAAAGAGAGCTTGCAAGAGCCGAGAATGAAATCAAAGTCGGCACAGGCAAAGCGCAGAAAAAGAAGTCTGCTAAAATGCCCGAAAAGATAAGACGTAGCGAACAGAAAGTAGTCCATAATCCCACAGAGGGATATAACATCAAACGTGGTAAATCTGTTCAGAGCACAACCGCACTCGATAAGGGCAAAGCCATTAAAAGACAGTATGACCGCATAGACGAGCTTGAAGCATCAGGAGCAATATCAAAGCGACAGGCGAGGTATGAGCGTAAAGCTATAACCGAAGCGGCGGAGAAAATCAACGGCGGCAGAGGTGTAGCTTACAGAAGCAAAGACGGAATCAAATTTGCAAGGGCAACGAAGAAAGGCCTTGAAGAAATAGATCGTAACGAATACGGCAAGGCGCTCACCATTGATAAGCGGTTTGAAGGTAAGGCAAGCAAACTGAAAGAGGAAACTCCCAAAGCGGAGACCCCCACAGGAGACGCTCAAAGCACTATTACAGCCGAGAAAACCCAAGAACCGACAAATGTATCGAGCAAGGCAGAAAACGAGCTGAAATCGGCTGAAAATCAAGACCCATTTGCAGACATCGAGACTCTTGATAACGAGAAGCCAACAGAAGATAAGCTCCGTGAAATAGTGGCAGACGAAAAAGCCGATACAAAAGGTGCAACGAAATCCGAAGCCAAGCACACTGGCAAAGACGACGATACCATTACCGCCGCAGAGGACGAGTCGATGCGTGAAGTTGATAGCGTAAAAGAACGTACAGAATCACGTACTACGCACGACGATAACCTCACAGAAGAAGGCAAAGCTGACAGAGAAAGAATCAACGCACGTTCAAAGGAAAAGGACAAGTTGTCGGATCAGTACTATGACGAGAACTATGCTAAATGGCAAGCCGATAAAGAGGCCGCTACCAAACAGCAGATGAAAGAGCTTGACGAAAGAGCGTTGAGTGGTGAAAGTACACCAAAGTCCGAAACATCAACAGAGAAAAGTGTAGATTATACACCTGATGGCGGCATAGTCAGAAACCCTGAAAAGAAAAGCGGCATAGCTAAATTAAACAAGGGTTCAACTTCATTCTACAGAACGGTCGTTGATAGTTTAGGTTTTACCGAGAGAGCGGCACAGAGATTTGCTAAAGACAATAACATGCCCGAGTTTGCCAACAAAATGACTGGCGACTTAAACAACTTGCGTCAGGCATCACAGCAGGCGGCTCACTCTCTCGAACATGAGCAGATAGACATTCATGGTAATAAAGTCGGCAAGAGCGGAAAAGACATAGTGCAAGGCATGGAAAAGCGTGGCACATATGACGATGTGCAGAACTACTTATTGCTTATGCACCATGCCGACAGACTTGATAACGCTAAACGTGGTGCTGACGAAGAAATCATCAAAGTCGGTGGCAAGGACGCAGACAAAAGGATATTTCCTGATAAGACAGCAGAGGAAGCGAGAAAAGAAGCCGAAGAAATATTTGAGAAATACAAAGCGATGGGTCGTGGCGACGAGTTTATGAATGACGCTACAGACGTTATCAGATATTTCAGAAACGACTTGCGCTCACAGATGCTATCGGGAGTTATAAGCAAAGATACGTTCTATCATTACATAGATACTTATCCTAACTATGTACCGACACACAGAGTAGACAACGGAATACCCGGCGCACCGAAAGTCAATCAGAAATCAGCGGTAGAGTATACCGCAACAGGTTCTGACAAGGGCGTGCTTCCGCTCTATTATCAGATGCAAATATCTACTAACAGTACGTTCGGCAGATCGGCAATGAATGATGTGTCAAGGAACATAGCCGAAATGAACGGAGTGCCGAAAGAAGTCTACGACTTTGTAAATCCGTCAGATATAAATCCGATAGATACAGGCACATTCTTTGACATTGATCATGGCAAGCTGCGTTTTACTGAAAACGGCGAATGGAGAGAGATTGATGTAGATAAGAACTTTATCAAAGACCTTAAAGACGCACAGACGAATTATTTCAGCGACAGTACGTTGCTCAAAGGGTTCACAAAACTCAATCAGGCTTTCAAGGCACTTATCACTTCATACAGCCCGACCTTTATGATTAGGAACTTCTTCCGTGACGTTCCAGAAGGTGCGATACAGTCGCAGAGCTTAAGGCATTATGCGAAGAACTTCCCCGGCTCTTTCAAGTCGATTGCGACTAATGACGATTGGTACAGAGCGTATGTCAGACAAGGCGGCTCACACGCACAGTTTATAAACCCAGAAAAGATATTCAACAAAGAGTGGAAAGTACTGACTCCGCTGAAAAAAATCGAAAGGCTTAACGAGATAACAGAGCAGATACCGAGGATGGCAGAGTTTAAGGGTTACCTTGAAAAGATAGGTAAAACTCCACAGACAGCCACAGTATCAGAGTTGAGGCAGGCTTCACAGGCGGCGGCTGATGTAACAGTAAACTTCGGTCGTAGCGGAAGTATCGGCAGACTTATAAACAAAAGCATTGTTCCGTTCTTTAATCCTGCTATACAGGGCACAGACAAGCTCGTAAGAGTAATCGCAAAAGACAAGTCGATTGCCGGATATACGAAACTGCTCACAAAGGCGGCAATACTTGGTGTAGCACCTGCGGCACTCAATGATATGCTTCTTGCGGATGATAAGAACTACAAGAAGATACCCGAAAGAGACCGCATGATAAATTACTATGTTCCGCTTGATAAGGACAATCCTCTTGCGAGATTGTTCGGTAGCAAGAAAGTCGGCGCAGAGGACGGAGAAATATTCCTCAAGATTCCAAAAGCAAGAATACTGTCGATCATAGGCGGCGGCACACAGAAAGCAATGGGCAACACACCCGATACGTCATTTGCTGACTTCGTGGCGATAGCCAAAGATCAAGTCGGGCCAGTCGGAATAGAAAACAACATATTCCATCAGTTCATAAATGCAAAGAACAACAAGACATGGTATGACACACCGATAGAAAGTCAGGGCGATCAGTATGAATATAAAGACGGAGTTAGAGTTGAAAAGCCGATGCACGAACGCTATGACGCTAACACATCAGATATCAGTATCGGCATCACAAAGGCGCTCAACAAGATGGGGTTTGACTATTCTCCGAAACGTCTTGACTATCTGATAGACAGTTACACAGGCGTGGCAGGTGATTTCGCACTCGGCAAAACAAGGAAAGCCGCACAGCGTGGTTACTGGGCGAAGGCGTTCAGCACAGACACAGTTACACAATCAGATATACAATCAAAGTATTATGATAAGCTGACGAGCGACAAGACGAGCAGTAAAGACCGCAAGAAAATGGCAGAGTGGAGCGACAGGATAAGTGTAGTCAAAAAAGCCATTGATAACGTTCAGAACAGCAACAGCAAGAATAAGGAGAAAGAAGTCAGAGAACTTACGAAACTCCGCAACAGCTTGATGGAAAAGGCGGTCAACGGCAAGACGAGCAAAGACCCGACAGGTGATATATTGAAAGTCGCTGATGTGCTCGGTGCAAAGAAAACCTTTGACATGGTTGCAAACAAGAGCGACAAGGAAGTGCTGAAAAAGTACGGAAAAGCTGATGATAAATTCCTCAACAGTTACGTTGCTGTCAAGTCGCTTACAGCTGGTTACAAAGGGAAACCATCAAAGACGGCACAGGCGGTAGCGATCGTGAATGCTGGCGGCGACAAGAAAGTAGCAAAGGCGTTCGGAGTGACACAGAAGTCAGGTGACGATATTAAATCGGCATACAAGCGAGCCGAAGAATACTTTAAGAACGGCGGTAGCGTGGAAGAGTACAAAGGTTTCCAGACCGCTATCAAGGAAGATAAAGGCAAGAGTAGCAACAGCTATTTGAGCAAGGCTTATGCACTGGCAAAGATGGGCGCAAGCGACAGAGCTTATGCTCTTTATGACATTAAGGAAACGAACGTTGCAAAGGCACGAAATATGGCGGCTGTCGGCATAACGCCAAAGCAAGTGCAGTCTTACAGGAAAGAAGCTGACACAAGCGGCAACAACTACTTGAACAAGGCGGAAGTACAGGCTTATGTCAGTAAAATGAAAGGCAGTAACGAAAAGAAATCTGTTGTCTATGACAGTCTGGCTTTCTGGCGAAGCAACGGCAATCCATACGGCCATGTCAGCGCTACAAAAGAGCAGGCAACAGACAAGAAAACTGCGGCTAAATACAGCACAAAATCCGCTCCGAAGAAAGCCCCTGTCACTCCGCATGAATCGGGATATCAGACCGAGAACGGCAAGAAGAAACCGAACGGAAAGACAGTCGGCTCTATCGGAGAACGCATAGCACTCCCAATGAAGGAAGGCAATGTACTTTCACCTGCTCGCAGACGGAACTACGATGAGTGGAAACGTGAAGCAAAGAAGAAAGAAATCAATTTGCATAACGCTTTCGGCAGCCGAATAGGCGACAAGCAGACCGTCACCGAGAAAGACAAGCCGAATGTCATTGAGAAGATCAATAAGAACAAAGACGGTAGCATAGATATTAAGTTTGCTAACGGCGAAGTATGGCACAATCCAGTGGGCAAAGAGGCCAAGGATAATACCAAGCTCGAATCGTCCGGCTCAAACGGTGGCGGCAGAGGTCGCAGAGGCTGGGGCAGACGAGGCTGGGGCAGAGGCCACGGCAGAGGAGGAAGTGGTGGCGGTAGTGCATCACTCCCGAAAGTCGATTATAAGCCAGTCAAAGACTATAACCCTATACTGGATAAGGTCAAAGTCGGCCTGACAAAAGCCGAACTGCGGAAGATACTCAAGTCGGCCATGTCGCAGGAGACCGAAACGGCAAGGCCGAGATCAAACAAGAAAGACGTATATAAAGTGAGGTGATTAAATTGTTCAATTTTCCGAATATGTATAGTGGCAACATTGTCACTGTTTACGGCAGACAGGGCGCAGAAGCGTTTCAGATGATGCCTAACAGCAGTATCGTACTGATAGACAGTACAGCAGACAGAGTATGGCTTGCACAGACAGACGGCGCAGGGTTCAAAACCTTGCGTCCGTTTATTATCACGCCCGAACAGGACAAGCCGACAAGCACGTTAGAGGAAAGAGTAGCAAGATTGGAGGGATTATTCAATGAATCAAATGTTGCAGGCAATGAACCAAATGGGGCAAGTAGTACAGATGATGAATCAGGTACGGTCAGCGAGTAACCCTAACGCAATGTTACAGATGCTTGCACAGACCAATCCAGTAGTGCAACAGGCTATGACATACGTCAATCAGAATGGTGGAAATGCTCAACAGGCATTTTACAATTTAGCACAGCAGAAGGGTGTAGACCCTATGACGGTGCTGAATCAGCTTAAATAAGTTAAAAATCGCGCGATTAAAAAAATATTACTCTATTAAACACGAAAGGAGATATTTCGTATGGACAACAATGGATTGACAGCTTCTGACGTTGCTCTTTTGAACAGCGACGGAATGAACGGAGCAGGCGGCATGATATGGCTGTTTGCAATCATCGCTCTTATGGGCGGCGGTTTCGGTGGCTGGGGTAATCAGAACATGGCTACTTCCGGCGAAGTGCAGAGAGGGTTCGACACACAGAACTTACAGGCACAGACGAGAGACATTCTCGGTGCAGTTAACGTCGGCACAGCACAGGCAGTAGCGGCCACAAATCAGACATTCCATGATTCACTGATGGCAAACCAGAATCTGTACAATGAGATTGCAAGAGACACAGCTAACCTCGCTATGGGTCAGGCAAATCTGCTTGCTAATCAGAACGAATGTTGCTGCTCAACAAAACAGCTCATCATGCAGAACGAGTACAACAACGCTATGAGAGATGCGGCAACAAACGCTAACTTCACAGCGCAGATTCAGGGTGTCAAAGACATGATGAAGGACGATAAGATTGAACAGCTCCAGGCACAGATTGGCGCTTTGCAGCTTGCACAGGCAACAAACAACGTTGTAAGGTATCCGAACACATTCACCTACAACGCAGGTACTAATCCGTTCTGCCCGTCAACAACTACCCCGACGACAGGAGCGTAAGGCATGAAATTAATTCAGGAATTATCGGACATGATCGAGGACGAACTTGAAGGTGCTGAGGGCTACGCTAAAATGGCTCTTAAACTCAAAGAGGAAAGGCCCGAAATGGCGAGGACATTCAACATGATGGCAAGTCAGGAGATGGAGCACATGAACAATCTTCATAAGATGGTAGTCGATGTTATCGACAAATACCGTATGGAAAAGGGCGAACCGCCTGCTGCCATGTTAGCCGTATATGACTATCTGCATGAAAAGCATATAGAAGAAGCGGCAGAAGTTCGGACTATGATAAACATGTTTGCTTAAAGGAAGATAGGGGGGCTGTTGTTCGGACAGCCCCTTTGTCAGCAGAAAGAGGACAATAAAGTAATGAATAAATATTTAGATAAAGCAGGTCTGCAAGATTTTGCGACAAAGCTAACTGAAAAATACAAGACTCTGTTCAGCAGCCCCCTTACAGCTTCTACCGTTGCCGGAATGACCGATCACACTAAAGTTTACGTCTACACTGGAAGTGAGACTGGCTACACAAGCGGCCATTGGTACTTCTGGAATGGGAGTGCGTGGGCGGACGGTGGAGTATATAACGCAGAAGCGATCAACACTGACACCACACTCTCCATCAGCGGAGCAGCAGCGGATTCGAAAGTAACGGGGGATGAGATCGCTGGCTTAAAGAGTGCTTTAGATATTACCAATGATTGCGTAATACTAAATTACATTTACCAAAATGCCTTTATTAATACGTCTGGAGCGATTGGGTCTGTTGTAAACACGACACCAATAACTTATCCAGGATGGGGCTATTGCATAACTAATGCAAACGAAGGTGATGTATTTTATATCAATGGCACAGGTGGAGATAGCCCTCGTCTTTGGTGCTTTGTTGATGCAGAATATCAAATTATCTCTCATGCAGGTGAAAGTGTTTCCGGAAACAATCTTGTTTTAGTAGCACCGAACGGAGCAAGTCACTTAATACTTAATAGCAATTCAAAAGTGATTTCTTACAAAGGACTTCCTCTAAAGCTGAAACTTGGAGCCGAAGTGATAGGCAACGAAACGACACTCGGAGGAACATTTTACGCTTCACGTGATTATAATGTAAACGATATTATTCAATGTTATTTTTATAATACTGGGCTATATAGTTACTATAGAATAACATCGGCTGTACATGCGGGAGATGCATTGTCGTCTCTTACAAATCTGGAACGGATTGTTTCTGGAACAAATGTAAATGCGCTTGGTGTAATGCTTGGGTTGATTGAAGATACTAACGATGAATTAAATTACCTTTGTGAAATACCAGTTTCGTGGATTTCTGGTAAATACATTTACCCCACAAATGGTGGTGCGGCAACTAACGCTGCCTATAAAATAACTGACTTTATACCCATTAACGAGATAAGAAAAACATTTCATTACAATGTAAGTGTTTCAAATGCCGTAGCTACATATGCACTTTATGATAAACAAAAAGCATATATTCCCGGCTCTGCAAGAGTTGTTAGTAGCTCTTCACTGACAGTTGATGAAGGTGAATTTTTACCATCCGCAAAAGACGCCGCATATATCAGATTTACGTCAGCAATTACTTATGAGGCTATAATCAAAGTTAGCGCTCTCAATAATAATGAACTTGTATTAAGCAAAAGTGTTGGTATAGATAATTTAGATTCTTCAATAGCTATACATGACCCAACAACTAACA